CCTCGCCAAGCTATCGCAATTGCGTTAAGCGAAGCCAAAAAAGTGAAAAAGAAATGATATCAAAACAATACGCAGCAGGTTTTGTTGATGGCGAAGGCTGTATAAATGTATCTACAACCCGCACAACAACATTTATCCGTATTCTTGTGGTAAACACAAATAGACATGTTCTTGAGTTGTTTAAAGAACGGTGGGGCGGGGATATCCAACAAAATAAACAACACAATAAAACATGGAAAATTAGTTATACTTGGAGACTACAGCATAAAGCCTGCTTATCTTTTTTAAAAGATATATATCCCTTTTTAATTGTTAAAAAACAACAAGTAGAAGCTGCTTTTTCTTTTTTTGAGGCTTGTCCCGGTAAAGGAAATAGGTGGACTGAAGAGACTTTAAATTTAGCAAAAGAAGCTATTGAAAAAATTAAAACCCTAAATAAAAAAGGGTATGAAACTGTTCCTTACATATAATGTCGATAACAAGCTATCCAGCGCTGGTAACGCTAAATGAGCCAGTATCAATTGGTGGTACTAGCGCTGATGCTTTTGGGCGCACTCGTATTAGTGCTCCGATCACGCTTTTTGACAGCCAAAACAGATATGCAAAGAGTAGTGATTTCGATGAGTCTCTATCTGGCAGCGCTACTTGCACTCATGCTGTCAATGAATCTTCTGTCCTCCTTAATGTCACTAGCGCCAGTGGCGACGAAGTAGTTAGAGAAACAAAGCGTGTCTTTGCTTACCAGCCTGGTAAGTCTTTGTTGTCTATGAACACGTTTGTTATGCCTGCAGCACATGCGAATGTGCGTTGCAGAGTAGGCTATTTTGGTCTTCAGAACGGCGTCTATTTCGAGAGAAGCGGAACAGAACTGAGGATGGTTAGACGCACATACACCAGTGGTGGTGTCGTCAACAACGTTGTTGCTCAGTCTAGCTGGAACGGAGACAAGCTAGACGGAACAGGCCCTTCAGGACACACAATCGACTCTACAAAGGCGCAGATATTCTGGCAAGATTTTGAGTGGTTGGGTGTCGGTAGCGTCAGAACAGGCTTTGTCATCAATGGCTTGTTCATTGTCTGCCACACGTTCCATCATGCAAACGTTCTTGCACTTGTCTACATGACAACGGCTATCCTTCCTCTGCGTTATGAAATTACCAACACAGGAGCAACAGATGGCAGCAGGACAATGAAGCAGATTTGCTCCACCGTCATCAGCGAAGGCGGCTATGAAAAGAGAGTGCCTTTGCAGACGGCTAGAAGGACGTCAGCGGCCTCTGTTGGTACAACACTGGTTCCTCTAGTGTCCATTCGTCTAGACAGCGACAGGCTTGATTCTGTTGTCATTCCTGATGGCTACAGTGCGTTGCCCATTGCTTCAGCTTCAACAACGTTTGAGATACAGCTCATTAAGAATGCAACGCTAACATCTGCTTCGTGGTCGCAAACAACGTCTGACAACGTTGAATTTGACATATCAGCCACTGGTGTCTCTGGCGGCACCATTGTCGATAGCGTATACACCACAGAGAGCAACCTCACCTCTGCTTCTGTTTCCAATAACAGAGAATACAACTTCTCTATGCAACTTGGAAGAACACTGGCAGGTGTCAGCGATACATACACCATTGCTGCTCGTACTCTCAGCGGCACACAGAGTGCTCTTGCTACGTTTTCGTTCTGGGACTTGACATGACAGGAAACAAGAATAGAAGTGTAGGGAAGGTGTTGACTACGTCAACGGCTGATGTCTACGTTGTTCCTGGTGCCTTCAAAGCCGAGGTTGATTCCATTGTCATCACTAACACAAGTGGTAGCGATGTCAGAGTAGACCTAGACTGGTATGAAGCAACAACAGCTACGTCGTATGCGTTGACCAACGACACCATCATCAAAGCCAACAGCGTTGTTCAATTGACAAACGCTTTGTACTTGGATAAGAATGACAAGATTACAGGCAGCGCTGCAACAACCAGCGTCATCACTGTAACGGTGAGGACTAGGGAGTATTTTGCAGAAAGGCTGTAGAGATGTTTGCACCTCTCATTGCTATATGTTTAATTGGTGGCGAATGCAGTCTCTTGACTAGAACAGACAACAAGACATACAGCACATATGAGGAATGTGTTGCAGCTACAATAGAAGATGTGAAGACTATAGAAGAACGTCTGCATTTGAGAAACATCAAAGCTACCATTGGTTTCAAATGCGAAGTACCTAAGGATAGGGTGTAATGAAAAAAGAACTGACAGAGCAGCAGAAGAAGTTTTTGGAAGTGTTGTTTTCTGAAGCCGGTGGTGATCCGGTGAGGGCTAAGCTGTTGGCTGGGTATAGCCAGGGCTACAGCACTAAAACGCTCATGGCTGGTCTCAAAGAAGAGGTGCTAGAGGCTACCAAGCTCTACATCGCTATGAACGCTCCTAAGGCCGCTATGGCTGTCATTGGGGGCATTGACGATCCTACGCAGCTTGGCATCAAAGAGAAGCTGAACGCTGCCAAAGACCTGTTAGACCGTGCTGGTCTCATCAAGACAGAGAAGATTGAGGTGAGTGGCGGTGGTGGTGTGATGTTGTTGCCTGCCAAGGACAATGAGTGAGAGATATTTAGGTAGTTGGATTCTTCCTCAGCCTGTAGAGAAGGAACGCTATGTCCCCATTCCTAAATGGAGACACACACTAAGCGTTCCTTTTGGCTATAAAGAGGAGGAAGGAGACGATGATTGGTTTCATCCGGTGAAGAAAGAACTGGATGCGTTAGAGTTAGCCAAGAAATACGTCAAGAAATACACATACACTGAGGTGGCTAACTGGTTGACGACGCAGACAGGGCGAAGTATAACTGGCGCTGGTCTGAAACAGCGAATAAACAGTGAAATAGGAAGAAACAAACGTGCTGGATTCTATCGATCCCTTGCTGAGCGGTACAAAAAAGCTCTCGAGAAAGCCCAAGAGTACGAAAAAAGGCTCGGAAAAGCCGAAAAAACAGAGTTCTTTGATACAGACCCTTTCGTCCAACTCAGCAGAGATTGGGAACAAGACGTTGGAGATACCAAAGGGGCTGGAAGAAGAAAACAACGTCATATTCAAGCCCAATCCAGGCCCTCAGACAGCGTTTCTTGCAGCACCTGAGCGTGAAGTGTTGTATGGTGGTGCTGCTGGAGGTGGAAAAAGCTATGCTTTGTTGGTAGATCCGCTACGTTACATCACCCATCCGCAGTTTTCTGGTCTGATTCTTCGTCACACAACGGAAGAACTCAGAGAACTCATTTGGAAGAGCCAAGAACTCTATCCAAAGGTGATTCCTGGCATCGTTTGGAGCGAAAGAAAGATGCAATGGCAGCATCCAAACGGTGGAAGACTGTGGATGTCCTATCTTGACAGAGATGAAGATGCGTTGCGCTACCAAGGTTTGAGCTTTGTCTATGTAGCTTTTGATGAGTTGAACCAATGGTCTTCTCCGTTTGCTTGGAACTACATGCGAAGCCGTCTTCGTACAGCAGCGTCTGATCTTCCTGTGTATATGCGAGCAACCACTAACCCAGGTAATGCTGGTCATTGGTGGGTGAAGAAGATGTTCATTGATCCAGCGCCGCCTGGTCAGCCTTTCTGGGCAACAGACATTGATACTGGAGACACTCTCACTTATCCACAGGGACATGAGAAGGCAGGACAGCCGCTGTTTAAGCGCAGATTCATCCCTGCCACTCTGAGAGATAATCCGTATCTGTATAGCAATGGCGACTATGAAGCGATGCTGCTGTCGCTACCTGAAACACAACGCAGACAACTGTTATACGGAGATTGGGACATTGCAGAAGGTGCGGCTTTTCCTGAATTTAAGCGGAGTGTGCATGTTGTTGAGCCTTATCGCATCCCTAGTGATTGGCCTCGATTCAGAGCCTGTGACTACGGCTACGGTAGTTGGTCAGCAGTGCTCTGGTTCGCCGTAGCTCCAGATGAGTCACTAATAGTGTACAGAGAGCTATATGTAACCAAGGTGCTTGCTGAAGACTTGGCAGTGATGGTGTTGAACGCTGAAGATGGAGAGAAGATTAGGTATGGCGTGTTAGATAGCTCTACCTGGCATCGTCGTGGTGACACTGGTCCTTCCATTGCAGAACGAATGATTTTGAAGGGATGCAAATGGAGACCGTCAGACAGAAGCGCTGGTAGCCGCATCTCAGGGAAGAATGAGCTTCATAGGCGTCTTCAGCTTGATGAGTTCACAGACAAGCCTCGTATGGTGTTCTTCAACACTTGTACAAACCTTATATCGCAGCTTCCGTTGATTCCGTTGGACAAGAACAATCCTGAAGACATTGATGTGAAATACGCTAACGATCACATTTACGATGCTCTGCGATATGGCGTGATGTCTCGTCCTCGTAGCAAGTCTGTGTTTGATTTTGACGACGACACTAAGCAGCGCTTTGTCCCGGCTGACAGCCGTTTCGGCTATTGATGTAGGAATAACATGGCAAAAGAAATGGATACACCTTTTACGGACGACAAAGCAATTGCTTTGCCTGATACAAATCAGTTTAGAGCAGCGTCGCTTTCTAGCTTCGTTGAAGAGCGGTTTAGTCGTTCTAAGACGGCTCGTCGTTTCGATGAAGAGCGCTGGCTGCGTGCCTATAGAAACTACAGAGGCATATACGGTCCTGACATGAAGTTCACGGACAGCGAAAAGAGCCGTGTCTTTCTGAAGATTACGAAGGTGAAGACGCTGGCAGCGTATGGACAAATCACCGATGTCTTGTTTGCCAACAACAGCTTTCCCTTGTCTGTGGAGCCTACAGCGTTGCCTGAGGGTGTTGCAGAGCATGTTCATGTGGAGACGAACCCACAAGCGGCTAACCTGCCTAAGCAGGAGCCCGATTTAGGCTCTTTGTTTGGCTACAAAGGAGACGGCAAAGAGCTTCCTCCTGGTGCCACTCCTCAGTCGCTTATGGAGCGTCTGGGACCGCTTAAGAACACCTTTGGCGACCTAGATGTCAAGGAAGGTCCTGGAGTGACTCCGACATCCATCACCTTCAGCCCTGCTATGGTGGCGGCTAAGAAGATGGAGAAGAAGATTAAGGACCAGCTTGATGAGAGCAACGCCACAAAGCATCTGCGGTCTACAGCGTTTGAGATGGTGTTGTTTGGTACAGGCATCATGAAAGGTCCGTTTGCTGTTGACAAGGAATATGCTCGATGGGACAAAGACGGCTCATATGACCCCATCGTCAAGACAATGCCGCAGACGGCTCATGTCAGCGTTTTCAATGCCTATCCTGATCCTGATGCCACCTACATGGAAGAGGCTGGCTATTTCATTGAACGACATAAGCTGAGCAAGACACAGCTTCTGGGACTGAAGAAGCGTCCTATGTTCAGGAAGAGCGTCATTGATGATCTTGTCTCAGATGGTCCCAACTACATCAAGGAATACTGGGAAGACGATTTGAATGACTACACTCCCAATGCTGAAGTGGAACGTTGGGAAGTGTTGGAGTTCTGGGGTGGTGTTAGTGTTGAGATGCTGGAAGACAACGACATTGCCATTCCTAAGGAACTCAAGGACAGCGTCGAAGTACAAGCCAACATCTGGTATAGCAAGGGCAAGATTTTGCGTCTTGTTCTTAACCCGTTCAAGCCTTCACGCATCCCCTACTATGCTGTTCCTTATGAATTGAACCCTTACTCGTTCTTTGGCATTGGCATCTCCGAGAACATGGACGACAGCCAAACGCTTATGAACGGCTTCATGAGAATGGCTGTTGACAATGCTGTGCTGTCTGGCAACCTCATCTTGGAAGTGGATGAGACCAACCTAGTGCCTGGTCAGGACATGACCATCTATCCTGGGAAGATTTTCCGTAGACAAGGCGGTGCTCCTGGTCAAGCCATCTTTGGGACTAAGTTCCCCAATGTGGCTGCAGAGAACATGCAGTTGTTTGACAAAGCCCGTGTGTTGGCTGATGAGTCCACTGGTATTCCTTCGTTCTCTCATGGACAAACAGGCGTCACTGGTGTCGGTAGAACAGCCTCTGGCATCTCCATGTTGATGAACGCTGCTAGCGGCAACATCAAGACAGTGATTAAGAACCTCGATGACTATCTGCTGAGACCCATTGGAGAATCGTTCTTTGCCTTCAACATGCAGTTTGATCCGTCTACGGATATTGTTGGCGACTTGGAAGTGAAGGCTAGAGGCACAGAAAGCCTTATGCAGAACGAGGTGAGAAGTCAGCGTCTGCTTCAGTTCCTTCAAATTATCCAGAACCCGACATTGGCTCCGTTTGCTAAGCTGCCCTACATTGTTAGAGAGATTGCTAAGAGCATGGATCTTGATCCTGACTTGGTGTCTAACAACATGGATGAAGCAGCTAAGCAGGCTCTCATTCTCCAGAAGATGACGCCTCCTCCTGCGCCTGCTGCGCCTGCTGAAGGCGCTCCTGCTCCTGGTGGCGCTCCTCCTGTTTCTGACATGACAGGTGGTGGCGGTGGAAACATCGGCGTTGGTGCGGCTGCTCGTCCTGGTGAACAAGGCTTCAGCGCTGCTCCTCAGGTGCCTCAAGGGATGGCTATGCAATGAAGGAAAAACCCTGGCTTAAGAAGATGGTTCCTATGACATCTCCTCTACTGTGGGAAGCGTTCGATGACATGCTCAATTATTCTATTGAGCTACAACGAAAGCAGATGGAACAGACAGACAACATGGTAGAGGTGTATAGAGCACAGGGATCTATTACGTCGTTGAAACGGCTAAAGCAATTGAAGGAAGAGATACAAAATGCTCAATCGCAGAAGTAAAATTCCAGGCTTCCAAGAAGGAGGCACCAACGTTGATCCCGTCAGCGGCAACGAAGTGCCTACAGGGTCTCTTCCTGAAGAAGTGAGGGACGATGTAGACGCTAAGCTGTCGCCGGGCGAGTTCATTCTGCCAGCAGACGTCGTTCGCTTCATTGGTCTTGAACGTCTGATGAAGATGCGTGATGAGGCTAAGAAGGGCCTTGAGCGCATGTCTCAGATTGGTCAGATGGGTAATGCTGAAGAAGTTGGTGAAGAGTCTAACAGCACCTATGAAGACGAAGGTTTTGAGAGCGAGATTGATGACATCTTAGGCGAGATTGAGAGCGAGAAAGGTGATGTCAACGAACAAACAGAGACGATGATGGCTGCTGGGGGCTTCATCAAAAGCGGTACTGATTTAACCAAAGCTCCTAAGAGCCCTGTCTTTGACGTGCGCTATTACAAGCGAGACAAAGATGGTGCAGTGATGTACATCACCCACATCAACGGCAAGCCTATGACACCTGTTCCTGAGGGCTTCAAGCGTGTGACTCAGGAAGAAGCACAGAAAGTAGGCTTAGCTGCTGATGAAGCTAAGGAGGCTTCTAAGGCGACAACAACTTCTGTAGATAATACAAACAACTTTGAAGGAAGCGGAACAGATGCTGGTGGTGTTAAAGGAACAGGACCAGGCGGGTCTCTGCAGTTGTCTGACTTAGACATGGGTAGTAAGATATCTACTAATGCAGTGAAGGGCGCTGCTGCTGTTGGTGCTTTCTTAGGTATTCCTGGTATGGGATTTGCGGTTTCAAAAGCAGACCAAATTGCCGGCTACTTGTCTGGCGTTTCTGGTAGAGCTGCAGGCGCAGCAAACATCAATGCAATGGCTCAAGAGCTTGGTGTTGATCCTAATACAACAGCAGGAAGAGCGGCAGCTTCTTCTGCGCTAGATAGTTTGTCTGCCAACCTTGGTGGACCTGCTGCAACATCGGGAACAGGCGGTACAGGCGGTGCTGCCGCTTCTGCAGGGGCCGCTGCTGCTTCTGCTGCCACTTCTGCAGGCTATTCTCAAAGTGCCATTGGAGCAGCAGCACAGGCTGCGGCTAATGCCATCATTGGTGGAGCCAGCGCTGCTGAAGCGGCTCAGGCTGGTCAGCAGGCTGCAGATGCGGCACAGCAAGGACCTACATCTACTGTAGGTATGGATGCCTTTGGTCCAGGGGGTACAGGTGGTGGAATCACCGGAGGCAGTGATACTATGGGATTCGGTGGCGAATACGCTGCAGGTGGACTAGTCAATCGTCGCCAATACCCAGCTAAGAAACAACGTGGCAAAGGCATTGCTGCTTCTAAATAGCGTACAATAAAACAAGCTAGCTCTGGAGCGACCTAACTAGCTAAGAAACAACAAGTCGCGTATTGGCTACCT